AAAATTTTTTCCGCGTCATCATCGGTATCAAATTCAACCTCTGCCATGCCGCGCTCATTTTCTACCCACGCCCGCAGCACTTTGCCGACTACGTTGTTCATATCGTGATTGAATAACAATACACCCACGCTGTTCAGCCGTTCAAGGTCTACCGCGCCGTCTGAATGGTCTAGGATTTCTAACCCAAACCATCTTTCGTATGGTTCTTCGGACGAAAAACTAATAATGCGCCTGCGACTTGCCGCCGCGCCTTCGGATTCGGGCGGCACGTCCGCCCGCGCCATGACTGCCCCCATGCAGCGTATGTTGTTATCATTCATCTTCGCCGCCTGATTCGGCGGATTCGTCATCATCGGCGGATTCGTCAGCTTCGCCGCCGCCTGCTGTTTCTGCTGATTTTCCAAAAATTACACCCCCCATATCAACGCCTAGCGCGTTGCCATAATTCAATACATCGGAAATTTCGTTAATAACCTCTTTCCAATCCTTGCCTTGTTCAGCGGCAACATCTTGCAATGTTTTTTGTGCTGTGGATAGCGCCGTTTTAGTCGCATTGGATTCCTTCACCGGGTCAATCCATTTCTTAGGCGATTTTACCCAGACGTGTGACATGTACTTTGCCTTGTTTTCCCAAAAATCGGGAATTTCAACCAATCCCGCCAAATAACAGGAAATTACAAATGTTTCGTAAATTTCTGTCATTATTTCGGTCAACAATTCTATATCTTCTGCGAATGTGTCCTCATCTTCATTTGCCGACTGCCTTGCGCTGCTGTATGTTGACTTGCTCATATCGCGGCTTACGGATTCGTAGGATAGCCCCTGCCCGCTGGCTATTAGTGCAATTTCGGTTTTCAAAAATGCCGCGCTGTCAGTCCCCGCAGATTTAGGGTCAACCACAACAACATCGTCTCCGGCGTTTAGTTCTTTAATCATGCCGGGGGAAATCATTTTGCCATCGTAACTTTCACGCTGCCCCGCGCTCGCGCTGTTCCCGCGCCCGAAGCCGCCGGTCGGCAATGCCCGTTTGATAATCAATCCCACGCACGCCGCGATTCGTTCTTTGACGGCAACTGCCGTTATAAATTCGTTTGCGTCCCTGATTCGCGTCATGGTCGGCGCTAAATCTGAAACCTCGCGCAGCTGGCTCGGGCGATTTTTAGTCCAATACCGAATTACATCTTTCGCTTCAACATATACCGGCTCGGTCACCTTCCAACCTTCGGGGTCGTACTGTTGGATAAAATAACCAACTGCCCTATGCCGGTTATCGTATTCTATACCGCCTATAACCCTGTTGCCTTTGTGGCGCGGAGTTGCCGCCGTAATGTCTAACTCGTCCACTTCAACCATTTGCAGCTTGAACGGAATTAGCCCGTCTGGGGTGTAGCATTTTACAATCAATATGCCGCCGTCAACCTTTTTGCGGACAACCGCCATGCTGATTAAATGACTGCATGCCGGTTACATCGCAGTTTTGCGGCTTGACCCATTGCCGCCAGAGCGCTTCTAACTGGTCGTTCAGCTCGTCCACGCCCGTTTTCGCCTGCAATTTGAACCCCTTGCCGACTACGTTACGCTTGAACGCATGTATTACACTTTGTGCAATATCGCTGTTACGCTCCAAATCACGCGCCCGCGCCCGGAGAATATCGCGGTCGTAACGGTCGGTAATTTCGGCGGATTCGTTGTCAGCGTGCCAGCCGGAATTTAACCGCTGCCAGCCCGCAGCGTCATAGCCGCGCAAAACCTCTAGCGCTTGCCGCCATGCTTCGCGCTCGTACCCTCGGCGGGGGGAGACGGCAGTTATAAATTTATCAAAAAAATTCATGCTTTTTTTCTATCTCCCCTCAAAAAATGCAACGTATGTGCGGTCTAACAATGTTGTATCGCTGCTTTCCGTCACCTGCGCTTCTAAATCGTCTTTTAGTGACTTTAACATTGCCAAATCGGCGCGGGTTAGTGACCTACTGCCGATTTTATACGATTGCCCACCTGCCAAAACGGCGGCGATTGCATTATTTACCTGCACCAACAGTTCTTTTGTCGTGTAATCGTTTTCCAAATTTATCACCGCCTAATTAAATCCAATTATCGTATTGTTTAATCCAGCTTTCCTCGGCGGGCGGCGCGGGCGCAGGCGGCGCGGGTGGCGCTGCCGCTGGCTTTTCTTCTTGGTTTTCTAGGAAAAACGTGCGCACGCCGCGCATATCCGCCGCTGCTGCCGCGTAAACCTCACAGTCTAAATAATGGTTGTCCGCGTGACTGGATTTTTGCACCCATCTTGCAATAACCTTGCCGCCGCTGCGTTCTATGATTTTATGTTCTGCCGTGACTTGTTCGGCGTATTCAACGTCACAATCTGCGTCCACCATCCAGCTACCTTTCCCGTTTGGCTTGCGCATACGCGCTGCTATCATGTCTTTGTATTTCCCGCCGTCCACCTTGACCATCTGCATACCGTTTGCAGCGCTGCCTGCCTTATTTACTACGGTTATCGCGTAATATGTGAACATTGTCCCCCAGCCCTTGCAGGGCAACGCCCATTCTGAATTTGCTAAACAAAAATTGTAAACCTCGTCTGTTTGGTCGCCACTATCTACTAACGCCAAATTGACCTGCATTTTTTCGCCTGAAGGTTTGGAATATTCCAAATTCATTACACGTTCAACTTCGGCGAATGACAACGCCTGCCCGGAGGCAATTTTTTGCGATGTCATAAAATCGCCCCAAGCGCGGATAACCCAATATACCGATGTTTCCTGAACGTCAACCCCGCCTGTCAGCAGTTTTGCCCATTCCGGCACGGTGTAGGCGGGCAGGTCTGTCCGCCGTTCTAACACTAATTCGGCATTGGTTTTCAATTTTGTATCTTCCCACGGTTCAGCTAACCACGAATTAGTAAAATTATGTAATAATTCCGGGTCGTCTTTGCTGCGTAAAAATTCGGCGGCAATATCGGCGAATGTCGTAAACGGTGAATACAACGTATTTAACCAAAATGCAACGCTTTTTGGGTTTTTGCTCTCACCGCGTACATTTTGCCATCTGCCCGCAGCTAACATTTTGGGTTTTTCTGATTCCGAAATTACGCACCCGCACTCTTGGCAAACATAAACGGCGCTCGCCGCCCGCGCCGCGTTATCCGGCGTGCTTTCTTTGCTCGCCCACTTCAACTGGGCGAAAACCAGCTCTATAAATTCCCCGCAATGCGGGCAAGGCACAAAATAATGCTTTTCCACTTCGGCTTCTTCTTTTTGCCGCCATATATGCCCGCTGCGGATTGTGGGCGTTGATGTCATAAATATTTTTTTGTTTGTTGTATACGACTTTGTACGTTCAATGGCTAGACTAATTGGGTCAGCTTCTTTTTTGCTCGCGCCGGGAAATTTGTCGATTTCGTCCAAAAACAAATAGCGGATATTGGTACTAGCCAAATCCGCCGCTGAATTTGAACCCGTCAAATACACGTTCATGTCATCAAATTTTAATTGCAAACCTTTGCTTTCGTTCTCTCGGAATTTTGCCGCAAGCGGCTTGCAAAGTTTAATCATAGGCTCGAATTTGGCTTCTACGGTGCGTGTTGCCAATTCGTCAGACGGATAGACAATCATGGTTGGCGCTGGGTCTTGCATTATCAGGCAACCTAACATGTTCTCCAGCGCCGATGTGCCGCCAATCTGGGTGGGTTTAACTAACACAATTTTTTCGATTGTGTCATCGGAAAACGCGTTCATAATCTCGACTAGGTACGGCGTGACTGAATTATTCCACCCGCCGGGAATTGCATTGCTATCCGGCATGACGCGATTTTTCGCCGCCCATTCCGAAACAGTCAACCGCTCGCGGGGTTTCAAATTCAGCAGCGCCGGATAAATCCAGCGCGGTACGCTGTAGGGCTGTTGCCTAAATTTCCTCATTTTCGCCGCCGCCCTCTTCGGGGATTGCCCCGTCTACAAAAATTGTCAACATATCGTCTATCTCGTTGCGGATTGCCTTCTCCGCCGCCCGCGCTGTCGCTGTGTCGCTGAATGGGATTATCGTTCTGCCGATTCTACCCGGAATGGACGCTAGAAATTTTTTCAACGTCATTAGAAAATCGGTTAAATCCTCGGTTGACTGTTCTGCTGAAATGTATTTGCCCTCTGCGATTGCCGTTTTCAACTTGTGCAACTGCCCTTGGCTTTCCTTCAGTTCAATTTCGGCTTCTAGTTTTTTCATCTGCAGCTCCAAAACACGGCTGCCATCGCTGTTTTCTTGCGCTTTTTTTTCGATATAGGCGATATATGCCTGTATGGTTTCGCAGGTTTTATATTTTCGATTGCCGCCGCCCGGCGGGATTTCAGTTTGCAAAACGCCATCTTGCGTTAACTGCTGCACCCGGCGGGTAGTCTTGCCTATCATCTGGGCTATTGCCGTGCTGCTCGCAAATTCCGGCACGGCAATTAGCGCCGCTTGTTTCGGCGGCGCTGGTTTTTTCTTTTTTTCTTCTGCTGTTCCGCCAGCAGATTTTTTAACCGTCCTGCTGCCGGTCATTCAGTTTTTCCCCCTGTCAATTTTGGCTATTCCGAAAAATCAGCATAAAATAAATTACCCTGCACGCTGTCTTCGATTCGTTTTTTTGCCATATCAAATATTTTTTCGTCTAATTCAATGCCAATAAAATTTCGCCCGGTATTTACGCAGGCTACCCCGGTTGAACCGCTGCCCATGCAATTATCCAATACGGTTTCGCCCGGATTGGTGTATGTCAAAATAAAATATTCACACAATTTCACAGGTTTTTGTGTTGGGTGAATTGTGTGTTGTTCGCGGGCAAAATTAATAACATCGCGCGGGTATCGCTGCCCATCGATGTTCACACTTGGCACATTTTTATACCAATGCCCATAGGTCGTAGTAGTGCGGTTTCCCCCGTGTTTGTTCGCGTATGGTTTGCCAGCCGTTTTCTGCGGGTTATACGGCGGCATTTTATCACAAAAAATTAATATGTTTTCATGCGCCCGTAGCGGCATACGTTGCGCCGCTAAAAAACCAACCGCGCTGGTTTTTTCCCATATCCATTCGTACCTAAACCAATCCCGGTTGGCGTTTATTAAATCGCAGACAAATGGCATT